TGATTGCTTTGACTGGTTCTACAATAGTTACAATCCAATCGGCACGGACTGGAATCTCATCATCACTAGTGAAGAAAATCCAGGAAGAGAAAGTAACATTCACATCAGTGCTTTCAGCAGGTTCCTCTGTAAGGAACACAGACTTATTTACATCAATCTTATGTGGTTGCTTGAACAGATAACCACATACCTTATCGTCTGAAATCAATTCCTTGATGTCAGCAATAACAGATTCACCTGACTTCAGAAGGGCAATCTTCGTAGACATTTACAAATACTCTCTCATTATAGTATACATTAAAAAAGGGGGTTAGGCAACCCCCCGGTATTTAGAACCAGTCCTTTCGCTTGTGGTGGTCTGGAACGATTCTACCTAGATGAATTATTAAAAGCCCATCCTCAAAATCAACTGATCTAACTTCCGTATCATCAGCGAGTGTCCATGCTCGTGTAAATGACCGTTGAGCCAAACCTTTGTGGACATAGTTAGTTTCCGTCTCCTTATCTTCTTTCTGACCTTCAATAAACAATTTACCGTCTTGTGTGTAGACATTGACTTCTTTCTTTTTGAATCCTGCAAGTGCAAGTTCTAGTCTAGATTCAACTTCACTAATCGTGACTAGATTGTATGGAGGATAGTTACTTGTCGTTTCGTGAAGATTGAATAGACGATCAAAGTATTCATCCATACCAATACTATTTTTGGTAATGCGATCCATCAAGGCAGGAAGATCCGCAGTAGTATACCTGGTAAGGTTACCCATTTCTTTTAGCTCCTATTAAGCGAGTTTGTGTTGTGTGATCCCCGAAGGCAATCAACTATATTTATAACACGCTTATAGAATTTTGTCTATTCGGTTTCCTCTACCCTTTTCTTCTTAGAACCAATGTTGTATTTTGTTTCCAGAATCCAGTCTCCCTTGTCTCTGTAAGAGAGGACTTTGATTTGATTCAGTGGAGCGATATCTTGAATCTTTGTAGCATCTACAATCTCAACCAGTCCCCAGTCAGCAATCAGTTGCGCGATACGATTGCGACGTTGGACATCGTTTACGGTGAGATTAGCGTGCTTACCATCCAGTGCAAATAGTTCCTTGAAATGCACCAGGAAGTAACGACCTTGCTTATGCAGAATGTGGCAGGACTGGTAAATCTTCTTCTCTTTACGAGAGGCAACACCAATACGGGTTAGGGTTTCACGGACTTTTAAAAAGTCATCTGGTTCGCTTAGTGTAACCTCAACCATTTGATCAGGCGACCACTTCACTTCAGGTTCTTGAACGACACTCATTTTCTTCCTCCAGTCTCAAATTTCGATCGTATAAAATTAAGTTGTTCTTTAGTCAGAATCCTTAAAGCTTGTTTTGCCTTCTCATTACTATAACCATAGTAACGTTTTACATAATCAAGGTCTTGGATTTTGTCTTGTCGGAGCCAGGGAGAGAACCTCTTCTTTTTCCTGAGACTATTTAGATAAAACAAATATTGCATATCTTTATCCAAGAATGAATACTTATTCATCTCATTAGCAAACATAATACAATCAAGATGTCCAGAGAGACAACGATTGATAATATATGGAGGATATTCTTTTGCTAAGAGTGGGTCTTCTTCAAGCCAGTTCTTTTTCGTTTGATTGATCGAGTTTAACCAGTCCTTCAATTCCATAATTAAAAAGTAAAAGTTCCTTACGCTTTTGTTGCTCACGCATGTATTCACCAACAGACCTCATCGTATATGTAAGGTCAAACTCAGATGCATTCCATCCTTGAAATCTATCCCTAACAAGTTGATCTGCGTTATAAGAAATCAACTGAGGACCAACAAACCTGTCACAATCAGCAGCAAACTTATCGTGATCGAATCTTTTGTGCATTGATCCTTTACGCCCATAGAGGTTATCCTTAATATCATAAGGAGGATCAAGATAAGTAAATACTTCCCTGTCATCGGTAAGCATCTCTTCGTAGGAGAGGTTTGTAATCTTCCAGTTCTTAATAATCTGAGAATATCCAGGTAGTTTATCAATACCACGCATGGAGAAGTTATTATCAGATGCCTGAGGACTGAAAGATGATGCTTCAGTCAGACCAGAGAAAGAACACTTATTGACCACATAGAATGCTGCAGCAGTCCACAGAGGTTCTTGACCACCCTGAGTAAGATAGTCTTTTGATTGTAAGAACAGGTCTTTAGCAGTTCCACGACTGGGATACTTGGACTTCAGTTCCTGCAACCTCTTGTGCAGACGGTATCCATCATCTTGTAGAACTGTCCAGAAAGTATACAAAGGTGTATACAAATCATTCACCCATACATCCAAGTGTGGATACTTCTTGGTAATGTGAATCGCTACACTACCGCCACCAAGGAATGGTTCGCGATACTCTTTAGAATCAGCAAGGTCGGGGAAGAACGGGTCCATCTTCACTACCGCCCTACTCTTACCGCCGGGATAGCGGAGACAGGTTTTAAGTTGTTTCTGACTGTACATAATCTTTAGGATGATACTTCAAATATTCAAAGAAGGTCAGTTTCATTTCCTTCTCAGTCATACCACAATGTTTTGCGGCAGCAGGTAGGTTCAGTTTAGCACGATATAGTGCTTCATTCGCCTCCTTTACATTATCTGGTGTAGTCTTTACTACTGGGTCTTTCAGTTTAGACTTATCGATTTTGAGTAATCCCATTATCGTACAAAGCGGAAGACACGATTGATGTGTCCGGTCAATTCATTTACACCGACAGCCATCTCACGATAACCAATACCAACATAAAGTTGACCCAGAACTACTGCAGTTGTGCAGGTTCCCCAGAAGATGTAATAGAACCTTGATTTAATTTGATGTGACTTTTTCATAATTTGTCCTTACATTAAAGTGATAGTATGCATTTCCAACCATACCCGCCATCCCAAACCAATAAACAGCGATAAGAGTAATACCAATCCAGGTGGGAATAGTTGTTATTCTATGTTCCATACAGAAAATTCATAATCTTCAATGACTTCATTAGAAAGAAAGTTTTTGGAAAGTTTTTCAATTTCCTTATTGGCATACTCTTCATTGTCTGCCTCAAAATCAATTTCAATCAACTTACCCAAACGCAATCTATTAAAAGTCATATCAGACATTCTACCACATGCCGCCATAACAGCATTACCAGCAGAATCACTAACTGCCTTTCTCAGTCTAACTTCAACTCTTGCTTTGAATTTCATTTGAATTCACACTCCACCATAAGTTCAGTCAGACAAGCGAGAATATTTATCTCCTGATCCGCGACGAAAGCGCTTTGATACTGATACTTAGCAAGAACAAGAACAGCAGCAGGAATACTACCAGGGACCAAGGAATCGTAAAGATTATCGTAGATACGACGAAGAAGTACAGTAGTATCGTTGTCCAGATTACTGACAATCCACTTTCGGACTTCCGCGAAGTTCTTCTCTTTGAGGTTCTTGACGAGTTCATTTATAGAGATGTCTGAGAAACTTGCAAGTATGCCCGAGTCGATGCGTCCCCCCACTGCATATCGTTGGCACTCGTTGAGGACTCGTCGCCAGTCTGGGAAGTGTTTGTTGATGAGTTCGACAAGGACTTTCTTATCCGCCTCAACACCCTCAGAATCCAAGATGTGCGTGAGACGCTTGAAAAATTCCATTGCGATTGAGGATCGCTCTTTTCCTTTGATTCCAAACTCAATGACTGCACACCTTGAGTGGAGAGGTTCGATGATTCGGTTTTTGTAGTTACAGGTGAAGATGAATCGGCAGTTGCCATGAAACTCCTCACAAAACGCCCGTAGTAAGAGTTGTACGTCGTTCGTTGTGTTATCAGCCTCATCGATAATGATGACTTTGTGTTTGCCAGTTGAAGAAAGTGAGACGGTCGAAGCGAAATTCTTTGCAGTATTTCTGACCGTATCAAGGAAGCGTCCTTCATCGGATCCGTTGATGACATAATAATCTACTCCTAGTTCGATACATAATGCTTTTGCGACAGTGGTTTTACCACATCCTGCTGGTCCCGCTAGAAGTAAGTTAGGAACCTCTCCTTTATCTAGGAACTCTTGAAAGGTCTTTTTTGTAGTCTCAGGGAGAATACAATCTTCAATTTTTTGGGGACGATACTTCTCAACCCAAAGGAAATCACTCATAATAATTATTCACCAAGTTCATGGATTACAGGTTTTTCGTGGACTAGAACACGATAGAGTTCTGGGTGGTTACCAGCAGAGACAGGGATAAACTCTGTTTCAGCATTGAACTCGTCATCGCGGACTGCCTGATTGATTACAATAGAGCCCTCAGAACCAGAAGTGCTACGGTGATATGTTCCGATAGGCACTACCAGAGCACCACTCCTACGGTTCAAGTGAACGATATGATATGGAAACTTCCATTCAAAGTTCACGAGTTCAAACGTGCGTTCTCCTGAGAGGACACGATTATGGTCCACTTGATGATGGTGGATATAGAACTGTTTTGCACCGATGATATCGTCTGGTGGTGAAACTGCTGGTCCTTCGTGAACCACAAGATCAGATGCGTTTGAATCATCGACGGAAATATCATAGAACACAACATCGGGTGTCTCTCGGAAGACTCGATGCTTTCTGTATTGTACGCTCATAATAAAATTAAATGGTCATAGAATGTCTCTTGGTATAAACCAGTATGACACAAGTTGCCACCTTTTGCCAAGGAGATATGCCTGATAAAAATCTGTCACATCCTTGAAGGTGTTTCGGTACTCCTTAGGATAAATCGTCAGACTCATCACTATGAAGATTATAACATGGAATACATTGCTGGCGGGATGGTGACCCAACTGGAAACCCAATAACTTAGCTTCATCATTCACAGAAAAACCCAACCTGAAATGACAATGTAACTCGTCATGCAGGTCGGTGTCTTCTCCTATTCCAGGAATCCAGTTTTCTAAAAACTGAATATAAGGATCGGGTTCCATCAGAGTGGCCAACCAGTTCCAGGTTTACCCTCAACCTTCTCACCAAACTTGTGGTGTGGTTTCAGGTCGGGGTCAGGGTTGCTCTCTACTCTTGCTTCCTTCCGTTTAATAACAATGAACTTATCAGCAGCAAAAGTCCCAGCAATTTTGAACTCAAGATCCGTTCCATCTTCCCAGATTTCTTCTCCATTCTTCTTCCTCATATCAAGCATACACTCAACTTCTTTGATAATCTCAGGTGTAATTTTCATAATCAAAAACAAAATTTAATAAGTTGTTCACCGACCGCTTGGGGTCTGTCTTCATAAGATTGTGCTTCTAGTTCATTGTCAGTGGTCATATCATCTGAAACTGATCCAGGATAATAATCGTTCTTACAAAACTGAGCAGCATGGAGCGCTTCATGATCTACTGTCCGATTAACTTCAAGGGCGCCTCTTACGCCCGACATATGCTCTAGAATAGCATCAGTACAAATGATTACCTCAATAAACTCAGTGCTGGGTGTGGATAGGGTGAACCCAGCAAAATTGTTATTACGCTCTCTACACATAGAAGCATTTTCTACAACCTCCATTCCTGCTGCTTCCATTAGAGCAAGAAGTGTTTCTCTTTCAGGGGTAAGATAGGCTTCCATATCAATCGAGCATAGATTTTTCTTGTTTGGCGAGTTTGAAATACATCTTGTAGTAACGACCTTTGATTTCCTGTAAGGTAATCATGTCTTCTTCAAACCCCAAGTATTTGAGCATCATAAAAGCACTTTCTAACTCACTGATAATACGAAGCACATTAGTAGAGTGAACTTCCATACCACCAAAGACATACTTACTAGAGTCTTTCTCAACATGCTGAATATGCTCTGGGAAATCTAACATTGGATATTTGATAGTAACAACACGATGAGATTCTCTTTCACCACCAGAATACTCATGTAATTCAGTATTCTTTAATTCACCCTTCAGAAGCAGAGTTGCTTCATCAAGTAATCTCTTTACTTTTTCATCCATCATCCAAAAGTGCTATCGGGCTCAAGTGCGATGTAATACTTCAGGTTATACTGAGTATTGGTAAACTGACTCAGCAGTTTGGAAGAGACAACAACATCATATGCACCAGGGATGATCTTGATGTTTTCAACCTTGAAGTTAAAGCAAAACTCCTTATCAGTTTCACCAACAACGATTGCATACTCGTTGGAGGTGTCGTTCTTCTTGTCACGAACAAC